TTGTAATAGTATTGGATTCGGTACTGATAATGGACAACCAGGAGGATCAGGTGGTGGTGCTGGAGCATGGGCTGGAAATAATGCCCCAGGTGGAACTGGAAATATTCCTGCCGTTAGTTCACCAGGCGCTCCTGTTCAAGGAAATAATGGTGCCCCAAGTAATTCAGCAGGTGCATCAGGTTATGGATCTGCCGGAGGTGGTGGAGCATGTGCTGCCGGTAGTTCAGGAACCCCAACAGATGGTGGAGATGGTGGTGCAGGAAAAGCAAATTCAATTACAGGAGGCTCAGTTACCTATGCAGGTGGTGGTGGAGGATCTACTTATTCTGGTGGAAGTGGTGGAAGTGGAGGTGCCGGTGGTGGTGGAGCTGGAGCTACAGGTCCAGGTGTAGGAACTAATGGAACCGCAAATACTGGTGGTGGTGCAGGGGGAAGTAATAATAACGCATCTAGTGCAACAGGAGGCTCAGGAATCATTATTTTAAGAATACCAACAGCTTGTGCACCAGGTAGTTTAGCAGCTGCTCCAGGTACTAATACAATAACAGTAGATGGGTCTTGTAAAGTAGCAACATTTACAGTAACTGGAACATTGACAGTATAGAAAAATTAAATTATAAATATAACTTTTAAGGAGTAAAAATATGGCACATTTCGCAGAACTTAAAGCAATGACAGATCCTACTGGATTTACGTCAGATTCACATCAAGTAGTACAAAGAGTTGTCGTTGTAGGCAATGATATTTCTACAGCAGCCGGTGATTTAGGAAATAATGACATGCATGTTGATGGAGAAAATTGGTGCGTTAATTTTTTTAAAGGTGGTATCTGGAAACAAACTTCTTATAATCATAATTTTAGAAAACAATATTGTGGTAAAGGATATGTTTACGATCCATTAAAAGATAAATTCTTAGCCCCACAACCATATCAATCTTGGTCATTAGACGGTAATGATGATTGGCAAGCGCCAGTTACATATCCAACTGATACTACAGATAAGTTTATTAGTTGGGACGAACCTAATCTAAGATGGATCGCACAAGATAACTCAGATCCAGTAAATAATTTTAATTGGGATGCATCAGCGCTAGCTTGGGTATCCGCATAAGGAGACTCATATGGCTAGTCCTTCAGGATCAGCAAACGGCGGTATTATAGGACAAACGAATAACGCTTCGTTTGGTAAGTGTACTATTACTACTAAAACAGCAACAGGTTGTTTTACAACACAAACAGGAACAAGAGTTGTTCAAGCTTTATTAGTCGCTGGCGGTGGATCAGGTGGATCTGGAGCTGCTGGTGGTGGCGGTGGAGCTGGTGGTTATCTATGCACTCAAGTAAACGTCTGTGCATCAACAACATACAAATTAACTATAGGGGGCGGAGGAGCAGCCACACCTGCAACAGGTGCTTGTGCTTGTGATTCATTAGGAAAAGGAACTTCTGGAGAATCTACAATATTATCTCCTGCACCTAGCGTGCCAACGGCTTTAGCAACGGCTGTTGGTGGAGGAGCAGCAGGTGGATTTAGAGATACACCGGGAGTACCTGGTGGATCAGGCGGAGGTGGTGGAGCTTTTAATCCTAGCGGTTGTCCAGGACCTAATCCAGGTGGAACTGGAACAGCTTGTCAAGGTAGTAACGGAGGACTAGGTTTTAGAGCATGTGGAGTTGACGCTGGCGGTGGTGGCGGTGGTGCATCAGCTGTAGGAGCAAATGGTTGTGGTGGAGCCGGTGCTGGAAATGGTGGTGCGGGAAGTTCTGCATCTCCTTTATCTCCGTGCACATTTGGTGGTGGTGGCGGAGGTGGAGCTGATAGTAGTGTGCCCGCAGCTGGAAGTGGTGGATCTGGCGGTGGTGGAGCCGGTGCAAAAGGACCCGCAGCTAATGGAACTGCAGGAACTGCAAACACTGGCGGTGGTGGCGGTGGAGGTGGTAATCCTGGAACGTCAGCAGGTGGAGCAGGTGGTTCTGGTAGAGCCGTAGTAAAAGAATTAACTAAAGCAAGTGGTGTGTGGTCACTGCAATCACAGTTTGAATCGCAAACAGCAGGAACATGGCCTAGATTTATAGCAACTTATCCAAGTGTAGATTATTTAGTAGTAGCCGGTGGTGGAGGAACTTTAGCGTGTACTCCCGCATCAGCGGGTGGAGGTGGAGCTGGAGGTTATAGAGCTTCTGGTTATGGCCCTGCACCTTTACAAGGAACAGCTTTAACAGTGGAAGAAGGATGTCACGCAGTAGTAATTGGAGGTGGGGGAACAGGCCCTGCTGCTTGTAGTAGCGGACAAAATTCAAGTTTTGCTGCCGCAGAATCTTTTGGAATAACTTCAAGTGGTGGTGGTAGAGGTGGAGGTGGTCCTTCATGTACAGGAACAAATGCTGCGGGAGTACCCGGAGGTTCTGGAGGTGGTGGAGTTGGTTATGGAGGTTATGCTGGCGGTAGTGGTAATGCTGGAGGTTATACTCCTCCAGAAGGAAATCCAGGTGGTCAAGGTGGTGGATCATTTAATGGTGGTGGCGGTGGAGGCGCTGGTGGAGCAGGTTCTAATGGACCTCCAAGTGCTGCTGGAGCAGGAGTACCAAACGATATTTCAGGAAGTGGAGTAACATATGCTGCAGGTGGAGCAGGTCAACCTGGTGGACCAGGTGCAGCCGGAGGTAATAATACAGGAGATGGCGGTAATGCTCATCCAGCTGCAAAAGCTGGTGGTTCAGGAATTGTTATATTAAGATTTCCAGATAGTGCAGGTTTAAGTGCCAGCCCAGGAACAAATACTGTAGCACCTGCGCCAGGTTCTACAAAAATTGCTACCTTTACTGTTACAGGGACTTTAACTGTTTCATAATTTTTAATCTTTACTTTTTCTTTAACGTAATATAAAACATATGTATAAAGACATATGAACTTAAGTAATTATTATTGGTATTTTCAATCAGCCATTCCTCATCGCATCTGTGATGATATTGTACGCTATGGAAAACAATTACAAGATGGTTTAGCTACTACAGGTGGTTATGGCGATGTTAAAAAATTAAACCAATCTCAAATTAAAGATTTAAAAAAGAAAAGAGATTCAAATATAGTTTGGATGTCTGATCGGTGGATTTATAAAGAAATACAACCTTATATTCATCAAGCTAATCAATCTGCAGGATGGAATTTTCAATGGGATTTTTCAGAGTCTTGTCAATTCACTAAATATAATAAAGGTCAATATTACGATTGGCATTGTGATGGATGGGATAGACCGTATCAAAGACAACAAGGGGATCCCTCAAATGGTAAAATAAGAAAGCTATCCGTAACTGTTACATTATCGGATCCTAAAGAATATAAAGGTGGAGAATTAGAATTTGATTTTAGAAATTTAGATCCCGATAAAAAACCTAATGTACATAAATGCAAAGAAATATTACCTAAAGGATCTTTAGTAGTGTTTCCTGGCTTTGTGTGGCATAGAGTATGCCCAGTTAAAAAAGGATCAAGACATAGTTTAGTAATATGGAATTTAGGATGGCCTTATAAATGAAAAAGAAACAAAAGAAAGCAAGAAAAGTAAAGATTCAAAAAGAATTGGATAAGATATCCTGTGGAAGTGCCAAATCATTTCCTAAACAATTAACTCGAGAAGATTTATTTAGATGTCCTATATGGTTTGCTGATGAACCTGCATTCGTAGATGATTTAAATAAAGCGTCTGATAAATATATAGAAGATTCTAAAAAGAATTTAAAAAAAGATATTGATAAAAGGAATAAGGAATTTGGAGATAAAGGAGATATGGGTAACGTGTTTCATTCTACATCATTAATCGGTGATCCTAATTTTAAACAATTACAAGATTATATAGGTGCTACAGCCCATAATTTATTGGTAGAAATGGGTTTTGACTTAACCAATTATCAATTGTTTACTACAGAAATGTGGGTACAAGAGTTTGCTAAAAGAGGTGGTGGACACCATACTTTACATACTCATTGGAATGGTCACATATCCGGTTTTTATTTTTTAAAAGCTAGTGAGAAAACCTCTCGGCCTTTATTTGAAGATCCTCGGCCAGGAAACATAATGAATCTTTTACCAGAAAAAGATAAAACACAAGTAACCTATGCAAGTTCTCAAATTAATTATGATGTAAGACCAGGTCGTATGATATTCTTCCCGTCTTATATGCCCCATCAATATATAGTAGATATGGGATATGAGCCATTTAGGTTTATTCACTGGAACTGTCAAGCTATACCGAAAGGAGTATTAAATGTCACCTAAAGTTGTAGAAAATTTTTTATCTCCTTCGAATTATAATGCTTTATACAGTGCCCTTACGAATGAATATTTTCCCTGGTATTATAATAATTATAAAGTTAAAGAAGTATCTGATAAATTATTTCACTATCAATTTACTCATGTTTTTTTTGAAAATAATAAAATTAATTCTAGTTATTTTACTATTTTACAATCTTTACTTGAAAAATTAAAACTTAAAACTTTAAAAAAAGTTAAAGCTAATTTAAACCCTATTAGTGACAAGTTAATAGAATTTAGTGAACATCAAGATGCTTTCAAAGAATTACAATGTACGAGCATGATATATTATCTTAACACTAATAACGGCTATACTAAAATAAAAAATAAAAAAATAAAATCTAAAGCAAATAAAGCTGTTTTTTTTCCATCTCACGCTTTTCATTTTGGAACAAATTCAACGGATTGTAATAACAGAATGGTGATAAATATAATATATAAGGAGGATTAAATGTCATTCAAAAAGAATAAATATACAGTGTTAAAGGGAGTTATCAATAGAGAGATGGCTGATTTTTGTTTTGCTTATTTCTTAAATAAAAGAAAGGTAGCAAGATTTTTATTTGATCAAAAATATATATCCCCTTTTACTGAGTACTGGGGTGTATGGAATGATCAACAAGTCCCTAATACTTATTCTCATTATGGAGATTTAGTCATGGAAACTTTATTACAAAAAGTTCAACCCGTTATGGAAAAACATACCGCGCTTAAGTTATGTCCTACATATTCCTATGCAAGAATTTATAAAAAAGGGGATGTGTTAGCTAGACATAAAGATAGATATTCGTGTGAAATCT